CTGCATTGCCATTTAGCTGGCCTCCTGAGTGACGGTTGCCGACAGCGTGACGGTGCTGCCGACGATGGCGCCGGCATACGTGAATTCCACGTTGTTGGATGCGTGTTCGATCGTGATCACGGCACTGGCGGCACTGGCTTCGTAGCTGGCCGCGGCGTCGATGACGGCGGCCAGGCCGGTAGCGACGAGTGACATCGTGGTATCGCCGCCGGTGGCGGTGTAGTCGTAGTCAACGCCGTCCAGCGTGGCGCGGTAGACGCGGCCCGTGACGGGTGTGCCGGCTAGCGTCATCGTGACGATCTGCGGCCTGTCGGCCGGAACAGATTCCTGGCCCGGGTTCTGCACAGACACAGATAGCCCCAGCGCGTTTGACGAAGGCCCGCCGGTCACGTAGATGTTGGCGAGCCCCACCGGGCCGAAGGTGACGCCGATCGGGTCTCCATTCGGCGCCAGCGACGCACTGAACCTGTAGCCCGCGTTGTAGAGCGTGGCGTTTGCCTGCATCGCTGACGCCAGGCCGGCGAAAACTGCGTTCCGGTTCGTCGTGGCGCTGGTGGTGTAACTGATGCGGCCCACCTCGGTGTAGAGGGGGCGTTCGTAGATCAGCGTGAACGTCGTACCGCTGGGCACGGGCTCGACGACGCCGGTCAAGGTGTTGCTGACGAACACATAGCCGACATAGGCTTGGCCGGTGGAAGCCGCCGCCGCCGTCTGCGTCAGTGCAAAGGCAAAGGTGTTGTCACCCACTCCGACGCCCACCTGCACCGCATAGGGCGTGGCGCTCGGGCCCGTCACGGTCACTACGGTGCTGGCCGCCGATGCGCTGTAGGTGCTCGAGGCGTCGATCACTGCGGCCAGGGAGGTTGCAGCGCCGGCCAGCGTAACGTCGCCGCCGACCGTGGTGTGCGTGAATAGCTCAGTGCCGAACTGTGCCCGCAACTCGGCGCCGGTGGCGAAGGTGCCGCCGACGGTTAGCTCGGTGATCTGCGGCACGGCGGTTGCCGCGCCCACGGCCGCGGCCGACGATCCGGCGTAGCCCCGGCCCGCCACTGCGCTTATCTGGTAAACGTCGAAGCGCAGCGCGGTTGCGGTGCCCACGCTGTCGGCGACCTGCATCTCGCGCGTATACGTTGCGGTTGCGGTGCTTGCGGTCAGCGTGCGCAGCACCGTCGGGCCGGCGGTTGCGACAACGTCGATTTCGTATGACTCGGTGGCTTCGCCCAGCGGCACCACGGCGCCCGCCGGGCCGGTGAAACTGCTGCTCAGGCGCGTTCTGCGCTTCCATGTCACGACGATTGCCTGCGACGTGTTGGGCGCGACGCGAACATCCACCGGCGCCAGCGGCTTGCTGCTCACTCCTTCGCAGGTGAAGGCTTCGCCCGTCACCGTGGCTAGCGTGCGGCCGATGGTGACGCCCTTGTAATAGCGGGCGATGCCGAGGCTCGGCGCGTCGATCGGCACGTAGCGCAGGCCGGCGGTGCGCAGCAGCACCACGGTTTCTGAAGCGGCGTGCGTGCCCATGGCCCATTCGGTGCCGCGCTGGCCGCGCAGCAGGCCGCTCAGGGTGTAGATGCCGGCGCTCACCAGCGTGGCGGTGCGGTAGCGCACCACTTCGTCGCCGATCATCATGGCGTTGACGGTCACGTCGTCGAGCATGGCGGTGCGCGTGGTGCTGCTCAACGTGGTGCCAACGTCCACGGTGACAGTGTTCTTCTCGTCGAACACCTTGCCGCCGGTCCAGTTGCCGAGCACGGTGGTCGCGCTGCCGATCACGCCGCGCTCGCCCACGCGGGCGACTTCGGCGTATTCCACGTCGTCGAGGCTGCGGTTGATGCTGGCGCCGGGCCAGGTGGTGCCGCGGCTGGTGGCGGCGACGTAGTGGCCGAGCTGGTCTTCGCTGTCTTGCAGCAGCGGGCAGTCGAGCAGCGCCAAGAGCGTATTGCCGGGCAGCGCGACCGAGACGGATTCTTGGTAATCGTCGCTGGTGATCCCGGCCGACTCGACCGCGCTGGCGTCGTCGAGCACCCACTCGAATTCCAGCAGCGGGGTCGAATCGGTGCGCTTGACGATGCGGATGCGATAGAGCGTGCCGTCGTCAGCCGGCGCAATCACCACATCGGTCGGCACAAGGTGCGCGTAGCTGATCGGCAGAGACATCGTGCCGCCAACGCGGGAAGCATATCCGTCAGCCACCATCGCATCGGCGATGCCCTTGGCTTCCGACGACGTGAACGCGAGCGGTAGCTGAACGGTCGCCGTGTTGATCTGCCCGCTCAACAGGCGGTCACTGAACTCCGTTGCCGTCGTCTGGTCTGCGTCGACGTTGGCATAATTCACTGCCACCTGGCTCGCGATTTCCTCATCGCTGCCGATCGTCATAGGCAGCAGGTCAGGCAATTTCTGCTCCCATGTAGTCGGCGTCGATGGTGTCTACCGAACTGCCGCCACGCGGCACGAAGTAGAGCTTGTCCGTGCAGTAGCCCTCGAAGAAGTACGCGGACATCAGTTGTTCGAGCACCGCGCGCGCGTTCGTAACCTGGCTGACGGCCAGCGCGCGCACGGGTTTCGTGATGCTGGCGAGGGCGCTGGCGTCATAGGTGCCTGCAGGCATTCCGGCACGCTCGCAAAGCGCCTCAACTACCGCCTGCAATGTCGTCGTATCCGGTTCCAAAGACAGCGGCGCCCACCATGTAACATACTTATACGGTGCATCAGTGCCGAGCCCGGAAATGACTACATTGCCGATTGCGCATACTGTCTGTCTAAGGTCGGAGCTTTGCACATATCCGCTACCCGTGGGAATACCGCCAATATCAACCCAAGACGCGCCCACAAGCATGTACACTGGATAGTTTCCGCCCGAAGGCAACGAAGAAATAAGCGTTACGTTCCCGTGCAACAGGAAAAGTATCGGCCAAGAATCACTGCTGCCGCTGCTATAGACTGGCGTGTTAATCGTCTGCTGTAGCGTGAGAGTTTCCAAGTCAAGGACGAAGATTTGCTTGATGTCCTTGGCTGCGGCGTACACAGTGTCGCCAACTATCAAGATGCTGTTGACATATTGTGGAAGCGTTGCGCTGGATGCAAGCGCAGAACCGCCTGATGGTGAGAAGCGGTGCAGAAGTTGTCCGCCGAACAAAGAGCTGCCAAACACGATGGCATCATCAGTTCTCGCAAACCTTGCCTGTGCGTTGCCTAAATTGGCTGGCAAGGTAAAGCTTGCAAAACTACCATCTTGCTTGTGCGCATAGGCCGTCGTTCCACTGCACAGAACGAGCAGCGGGATGTTGCTTGTCCCTGTCGCTGATGGAACTGAGATCTGGGCATTGAAGGAACCGATCAGCTCAGGCTGTTCAGCGAACACATCGATGCGGTACACATATGTCAGTGTGGTTTCATATGAATTCGTCCATTGACCGATCGGTACGATAAATTCTGCTGAATCAGACGCCGGGCAGCCGTGTGCTAGGTCTCTCGGTGTAGAAACTTCAGGCCCGTCAGTCGGCGTGGCTAGATACTCATGCCCTGAGACAATAACCTCGAAGGTTAGATTCGGGATCACGCCGCTGTTGCCGAGCTGCAGACCCTCGATGAATACCGTGCCGCGGCCGCGGTACGCGGGCGCGTTGGTGACGGCGGCCTCATACGTCGGGTCAGGCAATTGGCTGGCGGCTCCGGTGTAGACGGTCAGCCGCGACCATGATGCGAACTCGCCGCTGTCGGTGAGGCTTTGCACATCGGCGTCGGCATGCGCGGACCAGATCAACGCGCCGTTGGACCAGATCCTGCGGATGCCATCTATCTCTACGTCGCACAGCCCGTAGAGAATGTCGCACTCGTAGGTGTATGTGGTCGAGACCGCGCCACCGCCTTTGCCTTGCGTGGTCGTGGTGCTGATCTCGCGCTTATTACTCGCCCACCATACCTGCGCTGCAACGCGCGGATGCCCGGCTACCCAGGGGATGGGCTGGCCGTACTCGGCCCCGGTGATCTTCAGATCCTCGAGCCGCGGGCCCTGCGTGCGCTGCTTGGGCCCGAACTGGGCGCCGACTACGCTGCCAAGAGCCCATCCGACCTGCGCTCCGACAGGCCCGCCGACAGCGAAGCCGACAGCAGCGCCGGCCGCAGAGATGACGAGCTGCGCCATCAGGCCACCCCAGGCAGCGCGTAGGCGCCGCGAAACTGCAGGTTGCGCGCGAACATCAGGCGCGTTTCGATCACGCGGCCGGCGATGCTGGCGGCGTGGATCAGGCTCAGGCCGCCGTGGCGGTAGTCGCCGACGATGCCCAGGTGCTGCGGGTCGGTCTGCATGGCGAGCACGAGCACGTCGCCGGGTTGCATGGCCGCCTGCGGCACGCGGCGCATGTGCGCGGCGCAGAGTTCGGCGAGCGTGCCATCCGGCCAGCGGCTGTAGCCGTTGACATCGAAGCACGCCGGCACGATGCCGAGCGCGCGGGCAACGCCGATGACGAGGCCGGCACAGTCCACCGCCACGCCTTTGGTCCGGTGCTGGTGTACCCAGGGCGTGCCGAGCCAGCTACGCGCCTCGGCCACGATAGCGGCGCGGGTGACTTCGGTCATGCCACGTTCGGCACCGGGGTGCTGGTCACGTCGTCGACGGTCGGGCGGTGCGGTTCGCCCTGGAAGTTGAGCGCGTTCGAGAACTTGGTGGCGCAGTCTTCGTCGATCCGCTTGCGGCAGCCGGCGACGAGGCTGTATGTGTCGCCGACCTGCACGGTGTAGATGGCTGGCGTCATCAGCGTAAGCACGCCGCCGGTGGCATGGGTCTTGACCTTGGCGCTGAGGCCGTCGTTCAGCCCGCCGGTCCACGTGATGATGCCTTCGCCGAAGTAGTCGGCCGCCTCGGCGCGGCTGCTGTCGGTGAAGAGCTGGTTGCTGGTGACGCCGGTGAGCGTGCCGGTCACGGTGTAGCTGGCGAGGTTGACGGTGCAGAGGCTGTCGCCGAGCCGGGCGCGGCAAGTCTTGGTGCTCACCGAGCCGATGGGCTGCTGCAGGTACTGCTGCCAGCCGCGCAGCTCGGCTACGTAGGCGCCATTGCGCAACTGGAATTCACCTAGGATCCCTGACCCAAGCGTTTCTATTCCATCTGTCGGGTCCGCTACGTTGTACCTGAACAGGATCCATTGCGCACTGTTCCATCTCCCGGTCATGATCTCCGGCGTTGTGATGATGTTTGCGTCTGGCAGGACTGTTATCTCGGTGTTGTCCACCGCGAATCCTGCGCTCGTGACGAAACTGCGCACTTCGAGCCCCGGAGCACTGGCGTAATTGATGCTGCTGATCGTCGTATCTTTGTCGGCACTCGTGAACGCGAACACTTCGCTGTCTGTGCGAGTGATCTTGAAGCCGTAAGCAAGCCGTGTACTGCCGCTGTCGTATTCCGCTTGCAAGGCAATCGGGATCGTCTTGCTCATTCGCGGACCTCGACCAACGGAATCGAGTCGCACGAGACGATCAACTCGCCATCATTTGGCTGTCGATTCATGATCGCGCCTGGCAGTCTGTCGATGTCATACCGACACGGCACGCGGAACTCGCCGGCCCAGGCGTAGGTATCGCCCGGAGTGTCACCAGACACGGTGAATGTGCCGGCGCTGTAATCGACAGTTGCGCTCCCTGTCACATCTGTTGTCACAGCAGATCGCGTGCGCCATATAGTCAAAGACCCGCTGACTGGTCGTGTGATCCTGCGCGAGTAGGCATACGGCCCGGTCCCGTAGACCTTGAACATCTGCCACCCATCGCTGGCAACCTCTGCTTCATCAGTAATTCCGTCTGATTGGACCGCAGCGTAATCGAGCGGATCTTTGACAAGAAACGCATACGTCCGTCCACGAACAGAATGGAAGTGAGTGCGGATCGCCATGTAGTCGCTGGCGATCCGGACTGCGAATGCAAGGTCATAGTAATGCCGCGTATGAGCCCATTTTTGGTTCGCAACTTCCCTTCCTGAAATCGCGGCGACGATGTCAGTAGACCATGCAGGATCGCTGCGCATCCCGAACGCAATACAGTCAGGCAACGGCGCGTCAATGACGATCATGTATGTCTCGCTGCTGCCATCTGAAAGCCGCTGAATGCCTTTGCCGCGATCTGCTGTTGCGTTCGCATGTCAGTCGGCGCAGGGATATGGAACACTGGGCTGTAGACGATCGACTTGCCGCCTAGCATCGCGGCTGTCTGTCCTGTCGGAATCACGGTCCCAGAAGTCCGAGGCATGAACAGTTCTGGGCCATCCTCTCCTACCAGATAAGCGCTGCCGGCGTAGGCTGGGCCGCCGCCTGCCAGGCCGACTAGTTCTCCAAGAGCAGCAGACCATGTTGCGCTGCCGACTGCGCCGAATGCTGAACTGACGGAACTGGCAGTTGAGCTTGCGGCGATTGATGCAAGTGCTGCTGCCGCCGACTGTGCCGCTGCGCTAAGTGCTGCCATCGCCGCGATGTTCGCCGTTACCGCCGTCGTCATTGCTGACATCGCCGCCGTGTTCGTCGTCGAGGCCACGGTCGCCGCTGCGACGGCAGTCTTCCCGCCGCCAAGTAGGCCTGAAAGAAAGTCTGTGATGACGCCACCGCCTGTTGCGCCTTTCGTCAACATCTCGGACAGAGGTCCGGTGATGTTCTGACGGATACCCATCCTTGCGACTTCAGCGACGATGAAGTCGGCAAGATTCTTGAAGTCGAGTTTGCCGGTCGTCACGAATTGAACAAGCGCATCCTCGGCCCCCTTGAACATCCCCGAGAACAGATTGTTCGTCTGGGCGGCGATGTCTGCCACTTCGTCGAGGTAGTTGTTCATCGCCTCGCTGGCGCCAACTCGCCAATCGCCCTGCGCGCGCTTCCATTCGGCCCAGAAGTCTCGGTTGAGACGAAGCGCTTCATCGAATCCAGCTTGGATCTTTGCAAGTCCCTCGTTGTACTTGTCAGTTCCCAGGAAGCCGCCCTTGATGGCCTCCTCGTTCAGCCGGCGCATTTCCTTATCGAACGTCCGGCGAATAGCAATCTGTTCAAGGATCTGTTGCCTCGCCTGGCGCCCTGACCCGGCCCCGGCTAGAAGGTCGGCATAGCCTTCGGCACTCGAACGATTGCGTTCGTCAACAGAGCGACCAATGGCTGCAACCGTAGCGTCGAATTCCTCGCGGAGCCTGCGCGCCGCATCGGCCTGCCGCTGCAGTTCTGCAGCCTCTTTCTTGGCCGCTTTCGCCGCGTCTTCCTTGGCCTGCAACCCGACCGACAACGCAGAGTTGATCTGCAGTTGAAGCCGCAGTTGATCCTCGTTCTGCAACAGGATCTTCTGGTCTGCCGTGAGAACCTTTTTCTCTTTCAGGTCGGCAATCTGCTGCTCGAACTTGGCTAGTTCCTGCTGCTGCGATGTCAGCCCTTCAACCGCAACCAGTTGCGCCTTCAGCGCCGCTTCCTGTTCGCGCAGTGACAGCAATTGCCGTTGGGCAGCGTCGTCTTGATATGCCTTCTCTTTGCTGCCCTTCTTGTTGCCAGAGTCGATCTGCTGCTGAATTGCCTTGATCTGGTCTATCGCGCGTGCCTGCGCCTCCGGGCCAAGTGCGCCTGTAGCTTGTGCCGCTCCGAGGCTCCTGACAATCTGCTGCTGAAGAAGCAAAAGCCGCTCTGCCTTCTTGCCCGCAGTTTCGTATCCGGCGGCCACGCCCATGACAGCCTTGAGCTGCTTGTTCGCAGCGTCAATTGACTCTTGCGTCGGCTGGTTGCTGGAGCCCTCCCACGCGCCAGCGAAGTCCGGGCGCTGCGGACGGAAGCTGTTGAAGAATTCCACCGCTCGCCGGATGTCATCGACATCCTGCTTGAACATCCGAATCAGTCCTGACACATCGGACAGAATCGCCTCGAACACACCGCTATTGCGGAAGGTGTCTTTCAGATCCTCCCACGAATCCTTAAGCTCGTTGACCGACTTCTGCAGTGGCGTCAAACCGTTGTCGGCCAGCCCCGCGATGATGCGGCTTACGTCCTCGAATAGAACTCGCTGCGCGCCGGCGGTATCGCCAAGCTCGGCAAGTTGCTTGACAGTGACGATCGTCTCTGCGCGGAGATTACCGAGTACCTTGTCCAACTGCTCGGCACCGCGGGCTGGATCGGCGAAGGCTTGGCCCAGATCCTTTGCAGCATCAGGCAATTCCTTGCCTGTCACGCGGGCATAGTCGCCGACGATCTTCGTCAGGTCATTGAAGATAGGGCCTGCCAATTGCGGAATGCGAACAAGCGCATCCACGGCCTGCGTGGCAACATCCCGCGACACGCCAGGCAGGCGCGCCAGTTCCTTGATGGTGTCTGCCAAGCCAGGCAGTAGTTCACGTCTACCTGTAGCCGTCAGAACAGCCTGCATCGCCCCAAGTGAACGACTCAGGTCTTCCATCTGCTTCGCGCCATAAGCCAGCAGCCCTAAAGCAGCAGCAGCGCCACCTATCGCCAAGCGCATCGGAGTGATGAGCGATGTCAGCGCTTCAATCGCTTTGCCGGCACCGCCAAATTGCCCCTGCAACTGGGCGCCCTGCTGGATAAACGCTGTCAGAACGCTTTGCCCGCTGCTGACTTGGACAAAGAAGTCCTGTACCTGATAGGCGACGTTCTGAAGTTCGTTCGCTGTCAGTTGCCCGGTTCGTCGGAAGCCTTGCGAAACCTTGTCGGTTGCCGCGATCTGAGCGATGAGTCGGGCGGCTTCAGCTTGACCTGCCTTATCGAGCCCGGAACGGGCGGCTTGTAGTTCCAGCAATTGCGCCCGCGTCTTTCCTGCGGCTTCTGCGGTATTGCGCAGGCCACGGAGGAAAGCATCCTGTGTTTCGGTTTGCTCGAATGCCTGCTTCCATACCTTCATGCGCTCGCCGTCTTCGACGAGCTTCTTGGCGGCTTCGTGGGCCTTATCGAATGCGGCTGCGTTCTTGGCCCAACGCGAACTTGTGTCGCCTGGATCTAGGAATGTCTTCGTCGTCTCCGATAGCCGCGCCAGGTTCTGCGACTGCTCGGCCATCTTGCGGAAGCCTTCGGCTCCTGCCGCCGTTGTCTTCTCAAGCGTGCCGGCAAGGCGTTGCGCGCGTCGCTCGGCAGCATCCATTCCCTGCTCGAATCCATTTATTTTTGCAACTACGTCGAGCGTGAGCGTCCCGATATTCCGCGTCGCCATTTCTTAACTCTCGTCAGCCTGCCGCCGAGTCATGTCTTCGATGTTCAGAAAGTGCAGGGCTTCTTTTTTGTCATCCATATCCCAAAGCTGAATTCCTTCTTGTCCGCAGCCAGCCAAGGTCATGGAATGCTTTTCGCACAAGTTCTCTAACTCTTTCAAAAACGCTAAGCCCTTGCGCGATACTGCTCCAACAATTCCCATCACGTCGCCTTGTTCTGTGCAGCCTTGGTCTTCAGCATTGCGAACACCGACCTGATGTCTGGTTGCTCATCTGGTCTGTCTCCGCGCACTGGAAGGAAGTCTGCAATCTTGGCCTTGCTGTCCTTGAACAGCCCGTGATGAATCACGACCGTCAATTGCGCCAGCATGTACTCCAGCCGCGTTCCGAGATCCAGCGGCCCGCGCATGCGGATGTACGAAACCCAGTCATGCGCTTCCTGCAAAGTCATGACTTCCTTCGCCTCGCGAATCGTCCGGCCGCCGATGCCGT